CCAGTTGGTCCAGTCATTGGCTGAACGCCAGCAATATCGTAAGCAATCAAATTAGGCATAGCTCTTCTTACTAACGAAATTAGGATTGGATCCCAATTACTGATTGAAGCACCAGTAGCGTTAGTTGGAGCAGCTTCATTTAAGAAAGCAGCGTCTTCTTTTGTTGCTCTTTCTTGGTTTTCCAAGATAGTAGCAGTAACGGCACGTCTGTAAGAATCCGTGATCTTTGGAAGATCAGCGTGTTCTAGGACTGGCTGCCATTTTTTTTCGTATTGTTCTGATAAATACATTTGTTTTTATCTCCCGTTTTATTTGTTAGACAATTTAATGTCTTTGGTTTTACTTATAGCGGCGGTATAAGCAGCCATAGCATTTGATAAATCTTCAGGTTGTGAAGAATCACCAGCAACTACTTCGTCTATCTCGTTACCACTTGCTTCAACTTTTTTGCCAAAGTAACTTTCTTTAATAGTAGATACTTTAGTTGTAAAGTCTTTTTCATTTGAATACTCAACTTCTTCAGCTAGTTTGTTGAATTTCTCCTTAGCAGTATCAGCTAAATCGCTAGACATTTCATCAATGATGTCTTGTCTTTTCATCTCGCCGTTTGCTTTGTTTAGTTCAACATTCTTTTCTACTTGTTCGTTAAGTTTCTTCTCAAGCTCTTCAATTTTGCTTGCTTGATCTTCTAGTACATTGTATTTCTCATCTGGAACATCAATGTAGTGATCTTCAAACAATTTCTTTAAGCCAGAAATAAAGTCTTCAGCGATCTCACCTTTGATACCTCTTTCAATAGCGATAGAGTTCTCTTTCATCCATTCTTCAACAATGTAGTTCAAGTATGAATCAACTTTTTCGGTAAGTTCAGCTTTCTGAACTTCAACTTCTTCTTTTAATTTTTCTTCATAGCTAGCATTCATTTTTTTCTTCATTTCTGAAACTTTTGATTTCAGAGCTGCTTCAAAAATTGTAGATGCTTTTGCTTTAAAGTCTTCAGATAAGTCTTCGTCTTTAGTTAAAGCTTCAACGTCAGCAGATACGTCAATAATGTCTTCATCAGACTCTTCTTTCATATCTTTTTTCTTTTCGTCTTCATGTGACATCTCTTTTTTATCTTGCGATTTTTTAAGAGCGTCTAAGGCTGCCTTAGGCATTTCACCTTCTTTAACTTCAGATTTTTTCTCATCCGATTTGTCAGCTTCTTCTTCCTCTTTAAGCTTAGGCATAGCGTCAGCAGAACCTTGAGCTTTTTGTTGAGGGTCACCAGAAACTTGACTTATTTTCTTTGTGGCGTCAGGATTGCTGTCAGTTGGTTTTACAACCGGTGCACCTAAATCTTCAGCACTATTAGATAGTTTTGAAGGTTCAGCCGCTACAGCATTCTTTTTTGGAGCATCAGCCATAGGATTAGCAGCGTTAGCTTCTAATACAGCTTGTTGTTCCATCGCCTCAATAGTTTTTTCTGTTTCGGCCATTGAAAATCTCCTTTTTTCTTTATAAACGTTTATAAATTTTCTTTGTAAGTATATTTATAAAACTATAGTTTTTTAAGAAACGATTCAAAGACTTTTAATTTAGCTTCTTCTAATGAACGCTGTCTAGCAGTACGGATTTGATTTTTCCAAGATTCTATGTCTTTTTCCTTGAGTACACCATTGTCCCAAACCCATTCTTTTGATTCCATAATGCCTTCAACGAAAGCGTCAGGAGCAGATGGATCTGCTACTATGTCAGCGGCCGTAGCTAAGTAAAAATCGTCTTTTACGTAATTTACGCCGTTTCTTTGTATTAAAGACCCCATACCACGACTTGATACTCCTAATTGAGCACCTTCGTCTATAAGACCTTTAACAATCTTACCGTATGGTGTGTCCATAATTTTTGCCTCACCAATAAAATCTTTACCATCTTGTGTTAGAGATTTAACCATATGGCATACTCTCTCTAAATTTACTGTTGGTCCGTCAGGATGTCCTAACTCACCAAAGGCTCTGTTTTTATTGATAAATTCTTTTGTATATCTATTCACTTCTCTAACCAAAATTTCTCTTGGATAGACTCTTCCATTTCTATTTTTAATTTCAGATTGTAAGAATACACCTTTGATTTTGTATTCTTTCTTGCCGTTCTTTTCTTCAATAAGATATTCGGCGTTTTGTACTTCTTCGGAAATAAGTTTCATAAAATCTCTCTCTTGTATATATTTATAAACTTTTTTATCTAAACTCTACTATTATTGTGTAATTATCACCATTAGCAAAGTTTTTGGTACTCAACAATACATCACCTGTTGGTGTTGTAGAATTGTTTGGTATTTCATCTCCTGATGGTCTAAAGTCAAAATGGCCTTGTCCCGATAAGAACATGGCAGTAGCATTTGTAGCTCCATCCCATATTAACTCAACTCCAGATTTACTGTTTGCCGTGTTAATTGAAAACCATATTTTACTAATTTTTCTATTACCATCTTCGGTCATAAAAGTTAGTTCAGAAGCGTCAACTTTTTTGACTAAAGTTTCGCCTGTACCATCTGATATGTTTGTTAGTTTAGTTACAAACTTAACACCAGACGTGTCAGCTATTGTTTGTGTTGTTACTGTATCAGCCATTTGTATAACCCGATTCCTTTTGTGCCTCTATAACGATATTATATTTTGTAACGTTAGAGTCACTTGTTAATAAAATATCGCCTATTGCGTCTTTAATTCTTTCTTCACTTGGTTTAAGGCCGTAATTACCTCTACCATTTATTATAAGACTTTTTGATGTATCACCTTTAAAAAATACAGTTACATCTCCTGTGCCAACTACTTCGTATTGTATGTTAGCAATTGAAACTTTTGGTTCACTTGAAGCATTGTTTGAATTTACAACATCAACAAGTATTTGCTCTGTTTCACTACCTACACCATTAGCATTAACAATAATTTTATCGTCATCATCAACTAACTTGGTAGCAGATATTGTCATATTATCTTGGTGAGCTTACAGCTACACCTACAGCGTTACCAGATGTTTGTAAAGTATCTGATTCTTCTTTTTCAATTATAATACTATCATTCGCAGCTACTAATATTAAAGTGCCTAGTGTAGAACCACCAGCATTCTTTAATGTAATAGTATTAGCAGCAGCTTGTGTTTGTATTCTAACAAAATGAGCTCTACCAAAATTACTAGCACTTATTAAAGCACCAGCAGCTGTAGTAGTTCCTTTTATTTTAACGCAAGTATCGGCCATTTATTTTTCTCCTAATTGTTCTAATATTTCTTTATCAAAATAATCATTAAATTTTTCTGAATTTATATTATGAAATTCTGCTACTTTATTAACAGAATTTTCAAATCTTGTTATAATATCACCTGTTTCTTTTTCTATTAATTTAAAAACATCACTTACCGCTTCTTTCATTAAAGGGCTTAAATCTTTAAATGATTGAGAATCTATTTCTAAATTTTTTTTAACTATTTGACTCACCTGCATCTGAAACACCTTGTGTTAAATCAATCTGTGCCTCACCATCAGCACCAGCTGTTGTAGTGGGTGAAATTGAACCGTCTGGATTAAAAGTTCCAGGATCAGCTATAGTTGGTTTTGGATCGCTATAATCAGCAGCTTCAACATTTCCATTAAACATATTTCCTGCTATATCTTTTCTAGCGTTATCTAAAGCGTCTGCTACTTTACTTCTTAAAGCGTCTTTAAAAGCTTCTCCAGCGTCAGCGCTACTACCGTTTGCTAATTGGTCAATAAAGTTTTTTGTGTTATCATTTATGTCTGCCATAATTTACTCCTTTTATATAATTTCTGAATCGGAAGATTGAGCTGTAGGACTAGCAATAATACCGTCATCAATTTCTTTTTTGATTTGTTTGTCCATATCCTCAATTTCTCTTTCGTTTTGTTTAAGTACATTTTTTCTCACATATGATACTGAAAAGAATTTACCAATGTAATCTCTCATTTCATTGGCCAATGCTAATCTTTCTCTTAACATTTCTGTTTGTTTTAATTCGGCGAAATGACCGTCTTGTAAAAAATCATATTGTAAACAATCTCTTACTTCAATCCAATCGTCTTCATTTATGACACCCTTTAAGATCAATTGAGTTCTCAATAAATCATTAAAAAGTTCAGTAAATTTCTTTCTTAATCTTTGAACAAATTTAGTAAATTTTAATTCATCTCTTGTAATTTCTGAAGCTCTACCAAGATTAAATCCTTGACTTGACTCTAATCTACTTGTAGGAACATTTAAAGAACGATATAACTTTGATCTAAAGTATTCTATATCAGTAATCTCTCCTAGATTTTGACCGCCAGGTAAAGTAGTAATATCTGTACCTCTACCACCTTCTCTACTTGGTAACCAAAAGTCTTCTAACATTGACATATAGTTTCTATCATCTCTAATCTCACCTGTAGAAGCGTCATAGACAAGTTTATTTCTATATCTTGCCATAACATCACGTAAATATTGTTCAGCTTTTACTTTTGGTAGATTACCAACATCAATCTTAAATATTCTTCTTTCAGGCGCTCTTGCTATTCTGTAAATAACAGCAGCGTCTTCAATCATTCTTAATTGATTAACTGGTTTAATCGCCTTATGTAAATAAGACAATACCATATTTTTGTTTTGGTCAATTAATCCTGATGGACAAAAAGCAATAGTGTCTGGTGCTATTTTTATACCAGCACCTGAAGTTGAACCAGATACACCTTTTTCATTGTAAACAAAGTATTCAACAAACTCATCTACAACTGAAAGGCCGTGTGGAACAGGTCCGTCTGGTCTTTTTTTTCTGATCTCTCTAATCTTTTTAACTTTACGAGGATCAATATATTTTAATTCTGTAATACCTTTTACAGGTGAATTTCTATCTATAATTTTATGATAGTATATTCGGCCATCAACGTACCATCTTCTAAAGATGTCGTGGCCTTTTGTATTAAAGTTTAGTAATCTTAATACGTTTTTAAATTCGTCTTCTATTTTATTTCTTACTTCTTTTCCATAAGGTAAATCTGTAACATTTACTCTTACAGCGTCTTTCAATTCATTAGCGACAATAGCTTCGTTGACAATATCTTCAATTGCCATATCACACTCGGGGTGTAAAGCTACTTCTCTATATCTTCGTATTAGATCCGCCTCACTCTTTGCCGTACCTTCCATATCAAGGTACTGACCAAAATAACCTCCAGCGGCAACAGTTTGTGTACCGTCATCTGCTTGGGTTGTTGTGAAACTTTGTTTTGGATCGGCTTGTTTTTTAGCCCTTGTAATACTAAATCCAAATAATTCAGCCATAATTTATTCTCCTGTTACTACTACTTATAAGAGTTTTTAAAAGGCGGCCTGGAGAACCAGGCCACCTTTACTAATATTAAGTTGTAGTATTTGTTTCAAAGTATTGATATTGAAATACTACTGGGAATAGTTCAATAGCAGTTTTTTCTTCATAATCTAGGTCAATCGCACCTATACTTGTAGGGAAAGCTCCTCTTAAAGTATATGATTTAATCGTATTACCGTTTCTATCTAAATGATCTACAAACGCATCCACTTGATAATCAACTGGATTAGTTAAGCCTTCGTTATCAGACATATTGTTGATACCGTTTTGCCATCTTTCAAAAGCATTTCTTAATTTAAAGTTTGTATCATTGTAAACAGTCACAGACCATTCTTCAATTGTTCTATCACCTGCTATTTTTATGTTTCTACCTCTAAAAGGTACGTTTACAGTTCCAACTGTCATAGCTGGAATTGTAGTCGCTTGACATAAAAAAGCAAGGTCTTCTATTTCGCCACCAACTTGTGCGTAACCAGGAAAAGGCATTGTTACCTTAAACTGATTGGCTCTAGCGCCACCACCAGCAAGTTTAGCTTTGAAGTCGTTTATGTTTGGCATATTTTATTCTCCTTCTCTACTATTAACCGCCAGCAACTTCGTCAAAGCTGACGCCAGTTCTGGTTGCGATGAATTGAAGTGTAATAAAGTTAATTGATCTAGCAGGTTTTATAAAGATTTCTGCTATAAACTCATTACGGTCAATTACTTCGCCTGTATTGTTAGTTTCATCACATACTACTAGGAAGTCTGTGATACCTCGTCTACCTTGTACTTCTCGTAAGAATGGCTCTACGATATTTCTAAAGTTAGCTCTTGTAAATTCATCATTGAACTCAAAGAGTTGGAATTTAGAAGCAGTAGAGATTGCTTTTTCTAGTACGATAAACAATCTTCTTACGTTGATTCTATCAAATGCAGACGGCGCTGATAATCCAGTTTTGTCACCAAAAAGGACTGTACCTTGTCCTGGGAAGAATGCCACAGGATTTACTCTCTTAGGATACAATTGATCTCTTTGTGCTTTAGTTGGATTGTAAGCTAATTTAACTACGCCTCTTACTTGACCTCTGTTAAAGCCAGCAGGTGAGTACCAAGCGTCAGCTGTTAAGTCTGTTCTAGCAGCCAAACCAGCCATATCACCATTTAATGGTACATATCTATATACGTCATTATATCTATCGTACATATATTTGTAACCACTATCAAAAACAACATATGAAGAAGAATTAATATCTTCATAGAAATCAATGATATTATTAGTGATTGTAGTTGTATTAGTTATATCAACAACGTGGTTTCTTGGAGGAGAAACAAACGCAATAGCGTCTTTTCTATCTTCAGCAATTTGTAAAAGATCATTTACGTGATTTTTACCATCGCCTGGAGTTCCAATTGTTTCATTAGGTGTTTTACCACCAATGATTAAACCAACGTCAACAGTTTCAGCGTCTTGGAACTTCTCATAAGCAGTTTTTAATTGGCCTGCTGTTACAGCTGAACCATTAGAACCTGCTGATAGTGAAGTTGTTACTGTAGCTGTGATTGCTGATGTGCCATCAAAATCTTTGCTAGCAACATTTGAACCAAAGCCGTTTGTAACGCCTAGTGTTGAGTGATCCATCCAGTAAATGTATGCTGATCTATTAAAGATAACATCTGGATAGTAGTTTGTTCCGCCTTCGCTTGTTTTAGCGTCAGCACCTTTTGATACTTTAGAGTAAGTTTCAATTACTTGACCAACAGTACCTGAAATGCCACCGTCTTCGTCAATAACTACAACGTGCATCTCATCATTAGAACCACCTCTTGCTGAAGCATAAGGTGAAGTACCTGGAGCACCGTCAACAGAGTCATAATATCTCCATCTTCTTCTAACGTTACAACCATCAGTTATAGCAGCGTGTAAGCCACCTGTACCCGTTTCTTTTCTAACGATAGTGATAGTATTAGAACCTGTATCGTTTACTGTTACTCTATATTCGTGTCCATCAGTATAATCATTTGTAGCCGCTGTAGTTGAAAATGCTACAATGTCGCCTACTGTGATTCCTGATGAATCTGTTAAAATTACTGTTGTGTCGCCAGTCGCCGTAGAGCTGTCGTTTACAGTTGTTACCGCTTGTTTTTCAAAAGCGTCAGCTGATTCACAAACAGAAACAGATAGGTTATTACCCCACGCTCCTGCTGTTCTAGCTGCCCACGCACCAACAGCCGCTTGACCTGTTGAATAGTTTGAAGTATAGTCATCATTATTATTGATAGTTATACTTGAACCATTAGCAGTAGCATTGGTTACGCTTGTATTTGATGCTCGTACTACTCTCAAAGCATTAGAGTATTGTAGAAAGTTAGCAGCAGTAAAAAAGTATTCAAAGTTATTTGAATCTGGTTTACCGAATGTATCTACAAGCTCTTGTTCACTAGAGATAGCCACAACCTCGTCTAAAGGTCCTTTTCTAAATTCGCCAGCAATAGCACCAATTGATGTTGATACTGCAGGTATAATTCTAGTTAAATCTTTTTCTTGTACGAGAACACCTGGTGATACTTGAAATGCCATAGGTTTATTCTCCTCTTAATTAGCTAATTAACATTTGTTTATTGTTCAAAAATCGTATTATTCATACGCCCATAGTCAAAGTTTCATTATACAGATATTTATAATAACCCAAAATTACATACCTTTACGTATATCAACTGGACTCCAAACATCTCCATATTCATCTACGGTTGTCTGCTCGTGTTCATTGATACCATCATCTAAAAAACCAAACGGAGCCATATCTTGCTCTATTAGATTTTGTTGTTCCACATACATTTGTTGTCTAGCATTTGTATTGGTTAACTCTTTAAAATAAGGCTGATTAGATACCCAGCCAAATATGACACAACACATCATTAAGTCATCATTAGCACCATCTTCGGCCTGATAACTTTGACCTCTTTTAGCAAATGTTGATATTTCTTCTATAATCTTAAATGAGTTTATTAAGAGTTTATCACCCTCTATAAGTGTCTTTATATTGGCACAACCTATTCGTTTAATTTGTTTAGTCATACGAACACCTAAAGATGTGCCTCGGCCACTATACATAGCACCTAGTATTTGACCGGCTCTACCTTTTTGAGTTGTCATCATAAGATTGTCATACTCAATTTCAAACTGTAGGGCTTCAGCAATTTGTTGCCCTATATCATTGACTTCAGTTAAGATATGAGCTCTGTTATATCCTTTACAAACTTGTTCTATAATATTAGGAAAGATAAATGGTTTTACTTCATTGTCTTTATATAAGGCCACCACCTTGTAAGGCATTTGTGTGACATCAAATACTATAAATGCTGAGTAATCCTTGTCCACACCTCTGGATACGTCAACGGTACATATGTATGTGTGACCTTTAATCGGCGCCTCAAAAACTTCTACACTACCAGATGATTTAATAGGATTCATATAAGCCATATTTTTAATTTTAGCAGGACTTATAAGTGTGTTTACTGAACCTAAAAATTCACATTCAAACTCTTGTTGAAATTGCTCTGGTGATGTGTTTCTAATTGTTTGCTCTTTCCAGGCCTCATCTCTACCAGGAACTTCCGACCAATGTACTTCTATCGGTATATAATCATTTCTTTTATTTTCAGCGTCTGTCCATAATTTGTAAAACTGATTCATACCATATGGTGTTGATACAATAATCATCTTTGTATTTTTACCAGATGAGATTGTAGGATAAACTGAACTAAAGAAAGACTCAGCAATATTTGTAGGTACGAAAGCAAACTCGTCAAGGAATATTATATTATAAGAACCACCCCGAATGGCACTTGATGAAGTAGCGGCCGCCACAATGGTTGATTTATTTTCTAATTCAATATTACCTTTGTTCCAATTTATAACACCTTGTTGCATCCACTTTGGTAAGTTTTCATATGCTAATTGTAACCTACTTAATATATCTCTAGCAGTAGATGATTTGTTGGCAAGTAAGGCTATGTTTGAATTAGGATTAAACAAGGCATAATGTAATAGATAAGAAATAGTTGTTGTTGATTTACCTGATTGCCTTGGTAATTTACATATTGTAAATCTATTATTGTGAATTGTGTTAACTATCTTTTTTTGAAAGTCGTACATTTTAAAAGGCACAAGTCCTTCGTCAAGCGATACAATACGAATATAATTCTCCATAAAGTATAGAGGATCTTTGGCACACTTTTGATATTCAACAATTTGTTCTTGTGTAAATTCTACAGGTGTGTTTACTTTTTTAAGATTGGGATTTCCCAAATATGCATCATTACTCATTAATTATTGCCTCTATATGTGTATAACCTAATTGTAAAGCTCTTGTTACTCTTTGACTGCCTTTATATACACTAAATTCTTTTTCTTTATATCTTACACCTAAAGCACCAAATCTTGGAGTTGACATTATCTTATGTTTA